AGATCAAACTACAGGCTTATAAAAACCGTAAAGATAAGGAGAAAAGCTAATGATAGTTGTAACAGACCCTAATTATTGGGATTGCGATTGTGATCTGAACTATATTCATAAAAAATCAATAACTCTATCTTGTCCTATATGCAAAATGACAGAAGATGAATGTTCTGATTCAAGACCTGACGAGATAGAACTTTTTTACAAAGACTATAAGAGACAAAGCTAATGAATTACGCAAAACAAATAAAACAAGATATAAGATGGTACGAAGAGGGCTTAAAGATTGCAAAGAACAAAGGGTATAAACCTGAAAGTTGGAAACTTTTTGCTATGAGTTATGTTGATAGCATGAAAAGATTGAAAGACTATGAGAAACAAAGCTAAGTTGATATATAACCGTAATAACTATATGATGCGAGAGTGGTGCTTGTTAGTTTTGATTCCAAAACTTCTCTACTCTCCTAAAAGTATGTGTCTAGCGAGTACCACAACCCCATGAGTACCTTATTCTTTATAGCGTTGTTCTTATACGTACTTATCTTTGTGCTAGATAGACCTAATCAGAAATAACTTCCCCTTCAACCTCTTGAGGGCTTGCCGTCTGTAAGTCCTCTTCCTCTAGTGCCTCCAAAGTATCAGCTTCATCTACCTGCTCACCTGGATCCCCTGGATCTGGAAGCTTATCTGGATCTGCAACCGTTATGCTTCCCATCAACTGTTCCAGGCGTTTCTCTACTTCTTCCCGACTCATTTGATCTATCTTCCCGAACATAACTTCTTTCCTATCAACAATAAGACCCCCGACCTTGAGCAAACTATTCTGGGCCGATATAGCCGCGTTAAAGGATCCTGCTTCTAAGGCTTTGTCTCTAATATCATATAGATCCTGAACTGCACGATCATAATTCAACTCATACTTCTTCTTAGCTTCATTCATCAGATAGTTATACTCCTTGCGTATAACAGGATGATTCATAAGTTTATTAGCTGATTGTCTGGCATCCTTGTAGCCAGCTTTGTGCGCACACTCTACGAGAGATAGCCGAGGATTATTAACGGCTTGCCATATAAAGTTTCGTTGTCTGCGATTAAGGGAGTTGTCTAGATTAGCGTATTCAATGGGAGCTTCCTCTTCTGGAGCTAGGATGGGTTCATATTCAAGTTTGTTTTTTCTATATCCCATATGTATTTAGCAGTTTAGAGACAAAGTAGTTATATATACCTACCCCCACATTACCCTAAAGTGTATGGAGAGGATACCTTACCTGGAATTATCCAGTCAAGATATTTGTTATATTTTTATACTGTTTTCTCTATTTTCCTGTGACAAAAATGAAAAAAATAAAATAATCCCGAAACCCGCCTAGTTAAAGGCTTTTTGACCGTCATACATTTATGACAATAATAGGACAATAATGCTTTAGTCATCATCTTCGCCCGTTTTTGGCGTTAATGCCTCAAACAAAACGTAGTTATTAAACACGCTTTCGTGCCTATCTACTTCCATGTATTGATTAAGGATCTCATCTATCAGACTAAGTGTGGTTTGATCGTCCTCTGTAATCTTCTGTAGATTCCAGATGCAATAGCTTAGTGTTGATAGAACTACGGTGAGTTTATCTTCACCTCTTTGTTCATATCCTTTGAACATACTATTTAGCCGTTCTACCGTCTCCTGGAGGGTAGGACGAGCCATCTTATCCTTTATAGGCACTACTTTTAATGTCATTTATCAACTATACCTTAGTTTTGCCCCGAATCTCTTGATATTCATCCAAGATCTTCTTTGTCTTGCCATACATCTCATGAAGTAACGCAGAGTAACTACTAGCTTGTATTGGAGTATGATTATCTGCCGCATTAGACTCATGCTCAATACAATAGTCTAAACGGTCATTCATCTCCTTTATAACCTTCATTACTTCTTCATGCCTACATATAGGACACCCAAAACCTTGTAGGTGTTCAAAAGGTGTAGCCAAAAAATCACCATGAATGTGACACCCGATTATAGTGTCCTCATCCATTATTACGTACTTATCTGCATCTCTACTCATGTGTAACCTCCTAAATTACTAAGTGTAGACATTATATACTTTTTATCCTAAAATACAATTTACATATTTTATCAGTAAATACTTTAGGAGAGTACTATGGATATAAGAAAAGATCTGGATGCTATTATAGATACATCCACCAATAATCTACATGACCATGTAGAACGAGAGCTTACAAAGGATAAATTAAACTATACTTTGTTTCACCTTCAGACAAACATATCTGAACTAACCCAATGCGTCAAAGAACTTACTGATGCACTTAATAAACTAGAGGAGGCATCATGACAAACTATGTGATTAATCTAGAAGTAATTACAGATGAGGCTACACAAAGCCTTTATAAGTTAGACCGTAAATACATAGGCACACCCAACTATATGGGTCTTGCTTATTTTTGGGGTCAAGAATACAAACATTACCTTAGAGATGCGACAGTATCGCAAAGACGCAGGATTCATAACAAAGGTTTGAAAGAAAATATATCTTTCTTAGTGCCTAATGATGAGGCTTGGTCAATAATCAGAAAAATTACAGGTATTTATTAAGGAGACACTATGAACGAACTACCAGAAATATTAGAAAACCAAGAACACGTAATCTTGGGAGACGCAGTTTACTTTCCAGATATGGAACATAACTTTTATCATGAAGCTCCAGGCATATCATCATCAAACATAAGAAGGTTTGGACAAAGCCAACTCCATGCATTTGAAGAAGAAAACGAAACGACACCAGCTATGAAGTTTGGGACCGCCGCACATTCTTTGATTGTTGAGGGAGAAGAGGCCTTTGTTAATGATGTAGTCTGCCTAAGTGGATCTCCATACACCAACGCTAATAAAGAGCTAAAGAAGGAGTATGAAGATAGAGGGCTAACCGTTATCTCATCTAAGGACAAAGAAACCTTATACAGTATGCGAGAAGCCTTGATACCGGAAGGACACAAGCATTTGTCAGCAGTACAAGGCGAATACCCAGAAGTATTTAACTCTCCATTTGAAAGAGCGATCTTTTGGTGGGAAAAGGATCTATTGCTGAAAGTTAAATCTGATGTGCTTAGATACCCATTAGATATATCTAGCGACCCTAAATCTATAATCTTGGTTGATTATAAGACTACTACCGATTGTTCTGTTAGGGGCTTTACATCATCCATTAAGAAGTACCAATACGAATTACAAGCCGCTTGGTATAAACGTGGATATGAGAAAGCTGGGTTCAACGTGGTTGACTTTATCTTTGTAGCACAAGAAAAGAAGAAACCGTTTGCAAGTAAGATCTTCAAGATGAAACATGAAGACATGACATCTGGCTGGTTAAAACTGGAGCATTTGCTTGGAGAATACAACGCAGTATTAAACGGTAAAGAAGCCACCATATACAACTCACCTAATATAGTTAACGTAGATCTAAAGGGCTGGATGGAAGAGTAATGTATAAAGTAGAGAAAAATGTACCGATACCTAGAAAAAGGGTAAAGGGCAAAACGGCATTTCTTTTAAGTTTAGACATAGGCGATTCATTTATATTTACAACAGAAAAAGGACAACGTAATGGTGTTGATAACTGGTATAACTTAGCTAATGCAGCTGGATTAAAAGTTAAAATTAGACAAGTTGAAGATGATAAATTCAGAGTTTGGAGGACAAAATGAGTGAAGATTTAGTAAACCAACCACCTCATTACACTAGGGGTGAGATAGAGTATATAGAGGCTATGAGATCTATGCTTTCGGCAGAAGAATTCAAAGGTTTCTGTAAAGGTAACGCAGTTAAATATATATGGAGGGAAGATCACAAAGGACAAAACATCCAGGATCTTGAGAAGGCCGTTGTATATCTTAACTGGGCTATTGATGATCTAAAGAATATGTAAGTATGGATGCTAAAAGAAAAGCTCAACGAGCTAAGTTTAAGGCGCTGGACAAAAGGCTATCTGAATACACTTTAATGATTATGAAATACCCTAGTTTTTGGAAAAATGTTAAAGAAAACAATCCAGAAAAATTAGGGCAAGCTATAAAGGTAGCCAAATGGTCAAAAGAAATATCAAAACAAAAAAAAGGGGCATAAAGCCCCTTTTTCTTTTCTACACTTAGAAGGGAGGTTTTTCACCTACTGGTGTTGGTGCCATCTCTGACGGTTCCATCTTAATGATTTTAGTCTTATTAGATGTAACTTGTTCACCTTCTTTGTTTGTCCAAGTATCTTCATACTGTCTGATACCAAGTCTAAGTTGCTTACCGATAAAATCTTTTGCAAGATCTGGTAGCTTCTTAAATCCAACAACAATAGCAAGACGACTAAATATCTCACTCGCTATTCTTTTGGATTCTTTATTAGCAGACCAAAGGTTATACCATTCATTATGATCGCGATATTTACCACCATCAAT